TTCCTGAAACATTACCTGTTACATCTCCTGTTAGTGGCCCTGCAAAAGCATCTGCTGTAACTGTGCCGTCAAAGTACGCATTTTTAAATTCATTATCAGACTTACCAAGATCAATAATATTGTCTGCACCTGGATATAAAGCACCATCTTCAAGAACTAATTGTTTTTCATTACCAGCATAAAAATTAATTTTATCGGCATCTTCAAAATCAATTTTAGTTTGATCGTCTTCACCAATTTTAATATCAGTAGCAAGAAGGGATGTTATTCCTGTTTGTGCAGCATCTACACTTAACGTATTAGTGCTAAGACTAACGCCTGTACCAGCAACAAATGAGGTAGCTGACATAGGTATATTAGAAAGTGTATTGTTAGAAGCATTAATTGTTTTATTAGTTAATGTATCTGTAGATACAAGAGATACTAAAGTAGAACTACTTCCTGCTGGAAGTAACATTGTATTAGTAACTGCTGCTGAATGTGGTTGAGATTTTATTATCTGACCATGACTATTACTTTCACAATTAAGTTGGATAGCTCCAGCATTAGTATTACCCCTAATTGTTACATGGCCTGTTCCTTTAGCCTCAATTTCTAAATCAATATTAGAGTCGCCACCTGTAGCTGATAATTTAGGAGCGTTGCCAGTTGCAGCATTAGTAATATCAAATTGATTAACTGCTGAACTAGTAGTTTGAAATATTATTTGCTCATTGCCATTTTCATCGCCTATAAAATGAGCATCATCAATTAAAATATTATGGCTATTAGTATCTAAATTCCCACCTAACTGAGGTGAAGTGTCTTCTACTACATTAGAAATAGCACCAGAAGTAGCTAGTCCTGAAACTAATGTACTTCTTGCTATTTTCTTTAAACCTCCTCCAGAAGTATCTACTGCTAGTAAAACATCATCGTTAGCTACTGAAGATATTTCAGATAAAGATCCAACTGCTGTAGGATTAAAGTTAGTACCATCAGCAATAAGAAGCATACCTGAAGTATTAGTTCCCATTGTAAGATCATCACCGCTAATCGTTAGATCACCAGTAACAGTTAAATTAGCACCGACTACTGCATTCTGTGAGGCATCTAATGTAAAAGCAGTAGTTCCTCCAGTAGTTATCGTAATAACATCAGAACCACTAAATGCAATAGAGCTATTAGTATCTCCATCTCCTGCAATACTATCTAGTTGAATAGAACCTACATTAGTAATGTTATTATCATTAAAAGAAGTAGCCCCTAACGATATAGTGCCTGTTGCTGTTAGGTTAGAAGAACCTATATCTATTGCACCAAAACCAGATGTAATAGATCCTGCATTTAAAGCACCTACAGTAGTTAGATTTGTACCTGTATCTAAAGCAGCTTCAAAGTAAGTTTCAAAGTCAGTCAGTGCTACCTGCTTCATTGTGCCATTATCGTTAACGACTACACGATCAGCATCTGCAAGAGTAGTTGCACTAGCAGAAGTATCGCCATCCATTACATTTAATTCAGTTGCAGTAGACGTTACGCCATCAAGTATGTTGAGTTCAGCAGCAGTAGATGTAACACCATCTAAGATATTAAGTTCTGCAGCAGTAGAGCTAATAGCAGTACCATTAAAGTTGATGGCATCTAAATAAGCAGTTCCATCTATGTATAGATCTTTAAACTCTAATGAACTTGTACCTAGATCAATATCATTATCTGTAACAGGTACGATTGCTCCATCTTGTATTCTTATTTGCTCTACTGCACTACTGGATACCTGAACATAGATACCCCATCTATTATTAGTGCTATCAGCTTCAATTTTATTTAAAAAATCAAGATCACCAATCTTAGATATACTGCCGCCTTGAGCTGATGATCCATCATGTCTATGCCCTGTTTCAGCAGCATCACTAGATGAATATGCAAAAGCATTTAATAATTGGTTATATTCATTATTAAATAATGCGGCTGTAATCGTATCTCCATCGGAGATCGTGCTTTGTCTTGTATATGAGTAAGCCATTTATTATTTCCTACCTGCTGGCATATAATCTATGTAAAAGCCATTAATTGAATAAGGTGATCTTTGGTCATCACTTTTAAGTCTAAAAGCTACTGTGTTTCCTGTTCCCTCTACTGCCTGTCTAACTAAAGGATTTTCTGCTGCTCCAAATTCAGACTCTCCAAACGTAGCACTTCCAAATGTAGCAGGTAAAGGAATCTGACTTAATGTATAAGCAGGAGGTTGAGGAGTTGTAGCACTTTCAAAATCATATTTAACTTGTAATTCTGGCTGTACAGTACCTTCAGGAGTAACAGATACTTTTACATATTTAATAGTTTTTCTTGTACCTATATCTCCAAAATCTAAATCAGGTGTATAGTATTGAGCCTCTACATTAGAAGCACTACCTGCAGGATTAAATATATTACCTGTATCATGGTTATAGATATATCCTGCATTATCTCCATGATATAACTGTTCTACACCATCTTTATCTAAACCAGAAGCAAAACCAGTAGCTTGAATGCCTTTAGTTTCTGACCATTCAAACCCATTAGGAGTAAGTGTTCCTATAACACCTTTAGAAACTGAAGAGCTTTGAGTTGTGTTTGTATAAAATAATCTATATTGAGATTTACTTCTAAGCACTCCACTTGTAATAACAAAGTTATTAATGCCATCTGCAATAACAGTAGTTATCTTTTGTATTTGTCTACTAACAGAACTTAACTCTACGTCACCAATTCTTGCTGTACCTGCAACTGTACGAATACCATCAGGACTAAGAAATAAAAGATCACCTCCTATTTCTTGAATACTATTGCCATCTAAACAACCTACATTCTTTGTAACTGGTACAATTGCAATATTATCGCTATCACTAATGTTAATTAATTTAAATATACTGTTTTTACAAAATATAATTAAATCACTACGAAAGCTGGCTAGTCCTACAATAGAATCTGTTAGTTGTATACTTCCTGCACCTGACCCACTAAAAGAATCAGGATCAAGACTAGAACTAAAATATATTTTATTCTTAGCTGTAGGCGCACCTCCTACAACAAAGTGATTTTCATGTATTACTCCTACAGTAGGAGCTGTAGTGCTATCAACTGTAATCTCACTTGCAAAAAAAGTCCTATCTGATAAACCTCCAGTACCTGTCATTTTAAAAAAGAAAGGTTTATTTGCTCCATCACAAATTAATACTTCACCATAATCAGAAGTACCTTCAAACAAAGCAAAACTACATTGGCCTTGACTTGTTCTAGCATCATTAGATCTTCCACTAAACGTACTAAAGTTATCACCACTTCCTGAAACACTAGCTTTATTTATTTGTAAATAACTAGTTCCATCTTGACTAAAAAATATGCCTGTTCCCGAACAAACAATTAATCCATCTGCATAAACAAACATACCTAGTATTCTATTACTTGAATTAGGCCTAACTGAAGATCCTCCACCAAATAGTGTAAAACCATTAATGCGCCTGTAACCACCATCAGGATCTACTTCAAAGTTAAGTAACTCTGTAGCAACTCCAGGTTGTCGCATAATTTCAAGCTGATTTAAATTTACATTTAAACCACCTTTACACGCTAATGCGAAAGGCTGAGACATTAGAGGAACCTTATCCTGTCATCTTTAAAGTATCCTGGTGCAGACTCTGTAAGGTGTAGCTTCATTAAACGCAAACCTCTTTTATAATCTTCTAGTGCAAATGCTGCTGCTTGAGGATTTTCTTTAAACTGATGAACATAGTATCTAGCTCTAGCTAGTAATACAGTTTTATAAGTCTTGGGAAATACTAATTGATCACCATGAGCTGATAGCTCTGTAGGTAAGTTATAAGCATAAAACCAAATTCTATATACTTTATCTGGTATAGGACTTAATCCAAACTTTCTATTATCAGGACTTTTAATTACTCTGTCAGGCACTCCATAATTTTGAGTATCTGCATCATCTTGATTTTGAGAAATTCTAAAATAATCTTTCCATTCTTCAGTAGTAGTAAATCGTAAATTACGAATAGTAAAAGGAGCAGATTCTCCTGATACACCTACTGTTGTTAATAAAAAATTATCATAATCTATCGAACCATAATCAGTAGTAATGCTAGAACTATCACTTTTAAGTAAGTACCATCTTGTGCCAGCTACAGTTTCTA